ACTTCAGCCTGACCCATGTGCTTTAGAGCTTGGAGGTGCAGATCACCCAGACTGATGTTTACTTGGGTTTTAGCAGTGTCTCCGTAGTTCTCAGGGTCAAGCTTAGAGGCCATCCACTTACGGGTGTCTACCTGTAGTCTGGCTTTATTAACTCCACTGTTACTTGTCTCATCTGCTTCATCAGCAATCTCTAGGGCTTCTTCTGCCAGTTTCTCAGCCTTTAGCTTCCTAGCTGCAAGTACCGCATCTCTTCTCTCATCCGTATGGTTTATCCAGAAAGAAAGCATGGGCCTAGAACACTCTATAAACTCTGCCAAGCGTCCAATAGTCATTCCCTGTGCTATGTGTGCCGTAACAAACTCAATGCCTCCTAGAGTCTCTATCTTCTTCTCCAAAGCTCTCCTCATAGGAAATCCAGCCATATCTTCTCCTTGATTTAATGGTTACAAAATCAAGTATATCATTTGACTATCTAGCTCTCTTGTTTGGATTTTTTTTTGCATCTCTTGTTGCTAGGTCTAGAAGAATCTGACGTTCAGTAGCTAATGTGGCATTTAAGTGTGCTGGTGGTTTATATGGATCGTAGCTATTAACTGGATTTTTATTCGCAACATCACCCATAGCCCAAGCTGGCAACTCAAGAACTGAAGCCCTATATCCTTGATTCTTATCAGTCCATTCAGGATTTAACCTTTTAGATAATGAACCTTCACGAAAAGCCTCAATACCCCTTTTCGAGGGGTCATAACTAAGCTTTTTATATGCATCTAAATACTGCTGTTTAGCTTGAGGATCAATAACATCCTTTTGAAGATTTTGACCTATCATTTCTTTTTGAGTTGCATGAGTTAATTCATGCACTAAAGTTGGGATGGCGGCTGCTGGGTCTACTCTTCTTCCTAAAAATGCATCAGTTAAATTTACTTTTCCAGTAACTGGGGTATTACTGTTACTAAAAATACCCTGTTGCACAAATTGACCAGCAGAACTATCAGGCATATATCCAAATGAAACTGGTGGCATCGCATTCCTAGATTGCAAATACTCAGCCAATGCTGCGTACTCTGGCCTCTCAGATGCCAACTGCATTAAGTATTGAGCAGGGTTCTTACTCTCAGCCAAACTACTCGGCCTAGTCTCCCCTTGTCCCATCAAATAACCTAGCAATCCCTTTTCAGCCATAAATACTCCAAAAATTTTTTTGACTATGCCTCATTATCGCAAATATATGGAGGGGGGTCTATCTGTGAATTGAATGCTATATCGATGTGTGTCATTGTCCCCTGCCACAGCACCCCCTCACTTTTACACATGGGGGGGGTAAACCCCTATGTAGAAACCCTATTAGGGTAAACCCTAAGTCTAAATGAGAATGATTCGCATTCGCATCTTGTCTCATAGGTGTGTAGAGATTGATTGTTTCGGTGTCTAAAAGGTTTCTCTATCAATGTTTTAAATGTAGGTCTATAAATGCTTGTCTTATCCGTTCCCCTTATGTTCCTTATGTATTCCCCTTGTCTATCCCCTTACATGACTGGATCCCTTGTTGTGGGTTTCCCCTTCTTTTCTTTTCTTAATTGTGGCTACAAAATCAAAGCGCATTAGGGTTTATATGTAAGGGTTTTAAGTTGTTGAACATAGGGTTTGTACTAATACTTTTCTTTTCTTTTGTTGCTACTATAAATGCACGTTCAATCGGAACGTATCCATTAATAGGTGTCAACATGAAATCAATTATCTTTCAATCAATTTGTGGGCTTGCATTGTTTTGCGGCTTGCTGGCTTTGATGCTGGCTTACTTTGACGTTTTGGTTAAGTAAGGGGCGCATCATGGGCTATACATCATTTTTAGACAATGCCAGCTTAAAAGCTGCAGATATCCTTACCCGTGAATTGACGGGATCTAATGACAGTGGCGCATCATGGGAATTTATAGACAAGGCCACTAAGGGAAACGTTTTTTATGCGGTTTGTAAATTCTCTACACCTAACAATGATCCCGTTTTTTATGGTGTTGTCGTTCAATTCTCACGTTCTAAGGGTGAGTTCGGATATAAGGAATTGACCGAAAATTGTGGGCCTTACTCTGCTAATGCGCCCCTTAGAATGATTGATCTGCTAGACAAACTGGCCCCGATTGATCCGCTAGACGCTAGACAATCTGCACAATGGGCGCTTAAATGGAGAAATAAATGTAGAGAGAATGCAAAGCGCAAACCCAAAACTAAAGTAAAACAAGGGGATATCGTTAAATTTTCTCCGCATGGTCGGGAATTCGAACTAATTTCACCCGCTGGCCCTAGACGGGGCTGGCATGTTAAGGTTTTAGGCGCTTCGGGTTCCACCTATAGGGCCAGCGCTTACCATGTGAACCGCTGCACAATTATTGATCCGCTGGAATTAATAGGGGCCGCTCATGCTTAAGAAAATGCGCTCAAGGTTCCGTTCTAAGTGTTCACAATCGAATGCGGTTATCAATGTAGGCGACTGGATCCTATACGATACCGCCACAAAACGGGCTGTACTTGAACCCGATAGCGACACAATCACTTTTTATGGTGAAAACGGCCCGTCAACGTTCTATCGGAACAAAAACGGGCGCTGCATCGATGCACCATGTTGCGGGTGTTGCACAATTTAATCTCTCTTTTCTTTTTTTAATAGGTGTCAATTATGAAAATCATTCCCATTGTGTCAATGACAAAAACCCAGGCGGCTATTGTTTGCGGTTCCCTTACGTCAACGTCAAAAATGCCATGTAGATCCTACAGTTTACCGACCGAAGCATGTAAAACGGGTTTCAAAATGGCCCAATTGCCAGGTTCAATTTGCGCTTCGTGTTATGCCGATAAGGGTTTCTACAAAATGTATGAGAAAAACATTAAACCCGCCCAATTTTCCCGCCTAGATAGTATCAACGGGGAATTTTGGGTATCGGGAATGGTTTCCCATATTGGAAAAGATCCGTTTTTCCGCTGGCACGATAGCGGTGACCTACAAAACCTTGAACACTTAGAGAAAATTGTTGCTGTATGCCATGCAACACCCAGCACAATGCACTGGCTGCCAACTAGGGAATACAGCATCATTAAAGCTTTTATTGCAAAGCATGGGAAAAACAGCATTCCCAAAAATTTAGTTGTGCGCTTATCGGCTATGTACCCCGACAAGCCCGTACAAATACCCGCAAGCTTGCAAAACGTGCCAGGCATTACCGCATCGAACGTTCACACAAAAAATGCTATCGGGACACCATGCAAAGCGCCACAACAAAACGGGGCATGTCTCGATTGTCGGGAATGCTGGACGGATAACGTTATCTCTTACGAATTACATTAAAAGGCCAAAAATGAAAATAGGTTCAATTGTGGCCTTCGATTGTGATCCCGCAAAATTAGGTGAAATTCTGGAAAAATTCACTTACCCTTCGGGTGAACTAGGGGTTTTAATTAAACCCTTCGATAAAATAAATGATAAATTTTGCGTTTTTGAAGCTTACGAAAACACTTGCTGGGTGTTAACCGATAGCATCTAAAAAGCATTTTCTAAAATTCCCGCTGCAATATGCGGGTTTTTTTGAAAGTGTTTTGTAAGTGAGTGCTCACATCATGCAAATTGTTTTAAACCGCCTACAATGCGTTTTTGATGGCTCAAGCATAGTAGCTATACCTTAAGCAAAAAAACGGCTCAAAACGGGTTTTAATGGCCTTCTAGGTGCATCATTAGATTGTGTCTCATGCGCTGTTTTGATATCTAGCGAAGTGAGTGCCAACTTACATGATTTTGTGAAGTGAGTGCTAACTAGCAAAAAACTAAGGGTAAACCCTAAAAGTATGGGTTTTACAAAAAAGTGGCATTTACTTTTTACAAACCCGTTTTAACCAATTTTTGTAAGTTCAAAGTTTTTGAAACTTTTGATATTAGAAAGCATTATTATTTTCAGACGGGGTATCAAATAATCTTTTAATAGTATTATTTAAGGCATCAATCTCATCCATTTTCTTAATATGCCACATTCTCTTTTGACCATGCCAGCCTAATACTGAATTAGTATGGCAATCTTGACATAATGCTATGCAGGTATATTGCAGACCTTGTTTGTAGTGGTGAGCTTCTGAGGGTCCTGACTTATCACATACTGAACAGGGAAGCATCTTCACCCTTGCTAGGTGTAGTCTTTCCTTTGCGTTCAGCTTGTTGTTCATTGCGTAGCCCTGATTTCCATTCTGGCTGAATACTGGTTGGTCCGCCATACTTCTATTCTTGCTTGGGCAGCGGTCATTAGCCAGCGGTACTTCTCTTCTTTCTCTACGGCAGCTCTTATTCCTTCAAGCACTTCAATGTATTCCTCATGGGCATAGGCAAAGGTTTCTTGTTTACCCAGAACTTCCGTCCCTGCCTGGCTCATCAGGTGAGCCTTCTTGGACTTGCGGAACTCTTCCAGGTACAGGCGCTCTGACTTCGCTTGGGCGTACAAGGGTGCGGTGTCGATCAAATACTGAATTGCTTTGTCGGGGCTGCTCTCCATGAATCAATCTCCAATGCTTCTCAGCTAAACGTCTTATTCCTTCGGACAAAGAACCATTCCCTGCCAAGGTCAATGCTTGCTCATGGATAGGAGCTACCCTTGCTCG